CGTCGATCAAGAACCTTCTGTTTACCAGAGTCAAGAACTGTTCCTCCCATTACCAATTGGGAATTAACAGTTCCAAACAATGGATGAACGTAATTTTTCCCTAGGGAAAGAGATAAGCCAAATTTCTTGACTTTCTCCTTCCATAAGGGATAATTACTCTCAGCAGTCCTCATAAGGATATCATCACCATTAATTAGATATTGATGGGGTTGAAGACCTATAGAGAGTGCTGTACAGTCATTCAGAAGACAGAGAAGAGGGAATGAAAGAAGAGATCCCATCAGTTGGCCACTCTCCTGGAGCACTGGTTCTAAACCAGAGTCCGGAGGGTACACCAAAAGATGTGGTGAAATCTCTTTCATTGCCCACCTCTTTGTCGGTTCGTGATCAATGGATTCAAGGATTCCTTCCATTAAAGCCTTAGTGGCTTCGATGGGGAATGAATCTGTTGCAGCGGTATAATCACCAGAGATCCAGACATCTGAAGGCTGGGAGCTTTCCCAAATCCTTTGGATAGATGAATCAAGGTTATTTGTACCGTGGGTTAGACAAAATTGTTCTTCTTCCCCTAAAGCATGCCACATGGCACGTTGAAGAGGTTTAAGACAAAAAGTTTCACCCTTACCCGCCGTAATGGTCCTTACCTTAAGTGGTTCCACAATGGGTTCCACCCTAACAGGTAAAGGTCCTTCCGGAGGATAAGCATCAAATTCTAGGATATGAGTTTGACTATCCAATTCCGGACAGCAGTCAAATCCCAACGAAGTTGGAAGGTGACAAGCTATCTGATCTTGGAAAAATTCCCTTGAAACCAAAGTTTCAGGGGTCTCAACTCTATCTACTACCTTTTGAATCCAAGTACTACTTATGTTTTTATGAAATCTCGCTCTCTCCTTAAAGATTTTTGGGAGAGAAGCTAATGATGTAGAATCACATAACTTCCACTTATCTTGTATTAGAGTGGTATTAGTTTGTGATACACGGAAGTCAGGAACCTCTTGGAAAAACCTAGAACGGTTCAAAAACTTCACATCATTAACCTTACGTGTGAGTCCAGGACGACAAATTAAATTGCGTTCTCGGACCCAACTGGGCTTTTCCTTCAATTCATATAACTGTCCAGATTCAACATAGTATGGAACGTGGATCCGTCTCCAGAAGGAGGCG